GGATCCTTAGATCAGGTAACCAAAACGGTAACGTTTGGGAGCGTAAGCTCTATCATCCAATGAAAAAGACCCTCGTTTACGATGACGAAGAAAGTGGAAACACGATGGTCACTTCTATCAATTCAGTCCGGTCGAAGGCCGGTATGGGAGATTTCTGGGTATATGACATATATGTCCCAGGTTTAAATGGGCAAGCATCAGATCAATTAGTGGTCTATGCTAATTCTACTCTGTATTGGCATGAAAAGTAACTAAGGGAGTAGCCCTGAAACATTCAATGAAATGACAATTATCGTTTAACCAATCAACATCTGACTGATTGTAAACCCCGTCATCCTTGGCGATGCTGTGATAAATCTTCTGCCTAGGATCACTATTTGTGCACCAAATTGAGACCTTACCCCACTTTTCGTAAAATGGGTCCCTGAACAGCTGCTTCACACACACGTAAGCCTGGCAGCCTAACCAACCCTTCCACCCGTGGAAATTCTTGATGTCCACGTCATCAAACACCGCGTAGTCTGCATCGTGCATCTCTGCACGTGCAACCTTACCGGAGACCAGCCTGTCGAACCAGACATGCTTCCCCAATGATCTCGCCCAGGTAGTCTTCCCAGAAAGACTCCCTCCAAACAATATCAGCGATTGTCTCCGTTGACCTAAATACATGTCAGAGTTCATTCAAATACCTCTGGAGGTCAAGACCCATGGGGGGTGTTAGGGCCCCGTAGCGCAGCGTAGGGTGCTACCGGACCCCCGGTGGGGATACCGTTGCTAAACATAGCAAAAGAACTTACATACCTAGCACCAAGTCTCGACGTCCAATTCCAGATTGTGCCAACCAATCATCTCTGCCGTCAAGTGCTCCACTTGCGAAAGTAGCTCCTCCGGGTGTAACGTAGGGCTCTGCGTCAGCCTTAAACCTCCAGTCGGCGTAAGCACGACGGGATGGAAAGCGATCAGCGAGATTCCCTCGATCCACTTCGTCGCATAGTTCCAAAAACTCATTTGGAGACTCGCATAAGTGCGCAATGTTGAAGATATTCTCAGCTCCAACATGCATTCCTCCGCGCGGCCTCGGCCTCTCAAGCCCACCCGCGATAACATCCCCATCTTTGATCGCATAGTCGTAACCTTTCTCTGGAGTTCCTCGAGAAGGGCTAACGTTCGGGTGCCGACCATCCACATCGAAGACCTGTGGAGATCTAGATCGGAATTTTCGTCCGAAATCGACGAACACATGAAGATGAATACCTCCAGTTGTTGGATGTATCTCTCTCCCGACAATGCATTCAGCTCCGAGAGTCGCCATGTGATCATTGACGTGCCACTCGTCAAGGTTTCCGCATTGGGCGTACGTGAGTAAGACATAGCGTGAATTGACAAATAACATCACGTGCTGTGCCCCAGAAGTGTCCTGCGAACTTAATATTATAGCAGGACACGGGGCACACCCTCGACTATAAGTAGTCCACACCCCCCAAGGCCTCAGGCCACAATGTCCCAACCACTTTCTCAACAAAATGGCATACCCCCGAGCCAAGAGTCGGAGCTTACGACGACCCTCCCGATCAGGCAAAAAGAAGCGTGGTGGACTCCGCCGACGCTCAGGCGGCAGGAAGCGAACCTATCGCAAAAACACCTCAATGTCCAAACGGAGGATACTCAACATGACCGCTCGGAAGAAGCGGAACAACATGATGACGTTCTCAAACACTAGCAGTGCTGGTGCCTTGATTGCGATCGCAAACACCCCACTTGTTCTCAACGGAAACGCCACTGGACGTGTGTTGTGGCAGGCAACAGCCATGTCACTAAAGGCCGGCTCTGTCGGCAAAGTCCAGGATACAGGGGTCCGTACCGCCACCTCGTGTTATATGGTCGGACTCTCCGAACATATCAAGTTGCAAACATCTTCACCGCTTCCTTGGTACCACCGTCGGATCTGTTTCACTTCCAAGGATCCCGACTTTCGAACAGTTCAACCGGGTGACTCACCCGCAATTCCTTATGCTACAGCCCTTGAGGGCACAACGTCCTATATTCAACGCCTCATGTACAACTCCATTAATGGTGGAGGAGTAGGCAACACTATTGCCGCCAAGGACGAAGTCATATTCAAAGGCATACAGAATGTTGACTGGAATGATCCACTTTTGGCCCCTGTCGATAATTCACGTGTCACGGTCAAGTTCGACAAGACCTGGATCCTTAGATCAGGTAACCAAAACGGTAACGTTTGGGAGCGTAAGCTCTATCATCCAATGAAAAAGACCCTCGTTTACGATGACGAAGAAAGTGGAAACACGATGGTCACTTCTATCAA